AAGGAAATTCTTAACGACGGCAAGACTGAAGAAAGTTTTTCCAGTAGAAGTTTCCCCTGCGATTGCAGTAATCTTGTTCCCAGAAACACCACCAAAGATGCTACCAGATACAAGAGCGTTAAAAATGTAGCTGCCAGTATCCACATACGTTTCAGTTTCATCAATCTCTGATGCCAGTTGTGTGTATTCTCCACCAATTTCTTTTACAATTTCTTTTAAGAAATCCATAATTTAGTTGTTCTCCGTAACATAAACATAGTCGGGGTGTTTTGTCTTAAATTCTTCTACTTGTTCTTGTGTTTCCAAGTATATAGAAAGAGTTGTTTTTGGATGCTCTTTGAAAGAATACTTAACCTGTATTAAATTTGTCATTACGCAATCACTCCGTATTTTTCTCTTAGAATTTTTTTGTAAGGTAGTCCTTGGTCTTTAAGTTCTTTTACTAGTTTCAGTTTATGGTATAAAGATGCATCACCTCCAAGACTCATTGCTTTAATAATCGTATTCAGTTCTTCATCTGTAATCGGTAAATCCATTAGATAAAAAATGACTCCAAGTTGGAAGTGTATTCAGTTTTCCATCCAATCGCATCGAGAATAGTTCTCATTGGATCAAGAAAACCTTTATTGAATTGTAATTCATAATTCAAGTATTTGTCAAGGTTTAGTTCTTTCGGAAACTCCGAAATAAAAGAAATCACATTTTCGTGTATAGGATTTGGAAGTTTGAGATAACAAAATTTAATTTTTTCTCCATTTTGTATACGTGCATACTTTTTATCTAATCCCATTTCTTTGATCATATGATTATAAATTAAAGCCCCCCTCGCATGAATTGGTGTTCCTTTTTGGTATAAAATAAAAGTAGATGTAGATTTGTGTTTATTTACATCAGAAACCATACGGGGAAATGAGATTTCTTCTGGGGAAAGATTGTTAAAAATTTTACGACAATTATCTATATAAGAAATCATTTCTTTTTCGGTTTTGCTCATTACAATTTTTAATCCATCCTTAATCATTTGACGACAAGGAGCAGGAGTTGATGACTTAACTGCCTCAATACCCATTATCTTAAGTTTAGGTTCTTCGTAACGAACACCCTCAACATCCCAGGCATTTAGAATATATCTCTTTTTGGCAGTCCAAATACCACGATCAGCAATAGTTTCTCGTTTCATTTGCATCTTTTGGGCATATGCATTTACATAATCTGCCAATTCTTGGTAACAACTTTCAATATACTTTTCAAGTTCCATCTTACAGATCTTATCAAGGAACGAAACAATGCCTTCAGTAGTTTTCTCTCTTCCCTTGTATATCTTGTCAACCAGAGGACCCATATGAAGGTAGATACTATCAGTATCAGAAGCAATAACATAATCAATTCCATCTGTCTTTAGAAGTTTATTTAGATACAAATTCATCTTATTTTCAATCCAACGAATTGCAACTTGTCCTGATGTTGTGATTGCCTCAGCATTTGCTAACTTATAATATCTAAACCATTCATTACCTACGGCTCCGTAGGCAGAGTTCAAAGAAATCTTTTTTGCCATTTGTATATTATTACAACGAGCAATCTCTTTCTCTAATTTTTTAGTTGGAGTTTTTTCATATTGTTTCTTTGCCTCGATCATCTTCTTTTTATAAATTACACGATCATTATACATTTTCTCCATTAGTTCCGGAAGAAATCCACGAATGTCTTTACGATACATTGCTCCATTAGGACATACTGCATAATCTTTATAATCAGAAAAATCAAGTTGCTTATTTAGAATTTTATCCACAGATACCGTAGGGTGTTTCCTATCTAATAAAGTTTCAGGTGAAACATTATACCCCATTATTAAATGAGGATATAGACTATTTAAGTCAAAATTGACAACCCAATCATAAATTCCAGGAACAGGTTCTTTTACATAAGCACCGGCAAACTTATCACTTTTTGTGGAACGATCTTTCGGTGGAATTACGATATTTCTTTTTTTTAAATAATTGTAAATGATTGCATCCCAAGTCCTTACTTGATAAAATATATCTGTATAATTTACTTTTGCATCATAAGCCATCGTAAAACAAAGTTCAATTAACTTCATTTTATCTTCAAGTCTATCTACGAGTTCTACGTCTTTAATATTATAATCAATAAACTTTTGCCAGTCTTTTGTATAAAAATCTTTAAAGGTTTCGAATTCGGAGTGATCTAATTTTTTTTGCCCAAGTTCTACTTCGGCAATATAGTCAAGACGATACGACTCTTGTGCTTTATATGTAAACTTTTTATATAAGTCCAAATAATCAATTACAGATATTCCAGCAACATCATAAGAAATTTGGGCTCTTCCTTTAATTACTAATTCTTTGCGATAGATATTTTTCCAAGGAGAAAGACGACGGGCATCCTTTTCCCCAAGAATTTTATCAATTCTTCCTAAAATATAAGGAATATCATAAAGTTCGCAATTCCAACCAGTTACCACATCAGGAGTGTTTTCTTCCCAGAATGATAAAAATCTATGCGCCAAATCAACTTCATCTCTACATTGTACGTATTGAACATCTTTACGAGTATTATTATAGGGACGAGAAGCAAAAGTTATAATATTTTTAGTTGCATAATTTTGTAAGGTAATTGCAAGAAGTTCTTCGGCACAATCAAAAACATTTGGAAACCCACCTTCAGATGCTACTTCAATATCAATCGTAACTAAACGAATTTTATTAATATCAAATTTTATTTCATCTTCTGTATATTTTTCTGAAATGTATTGTGCTTTGTAGTTATCATTTCCATAAATTGGAAATCCTTCTACCATTGCATATTTTGCGAAAAAATCCCTACATTCAGATATTTTGCCGGGTTGAATTGGTTCTACATCTAATTCATTTAGTGTTTTGTATTTGCTTTTCTTTTTAGAAAGAACATATAAAGTAGGGTGGTATTCTTCTTCATATGAAAAATAATTTCCATCTTCATATCCTCTTACATATATTTTATTGAATTTCTCATAAACATTCGTATAGAACTTCATTTAGTAAATCCAAGGTATTTCTCTAATATGTTTTCTTTTGGTTCTAGTACAGACAAAATTTTATCAGAACTAATCATAATTTCAGTCGTGGAAGTATAATCACACATCCAAGGAGATAATTCTTGACTATCCGAAATAATATAAGGATTAATTAATCTACAATCAGGTTGTCCTATATCTGCTAATACTTCTTGAATTTTACTGATTAAAATCAACCTGTTCACTAAGATTAATACTTGGGTTGTTATTTCCCCCTCTTCCTCCACTTGCTGATCCATCGGTAGCATCATTTCGTTTTCCATTCATTTTTTCCTCATAAGATTTTTTTACCATTTCTACAGGTTCTACAATTGAAACTACCCAGTCAGTACTTACTGCAATATCAGTTTCTGAAGATAAAGGCATCCAACAAACGAAAGAAACTCTATATTCTCTTTCTGGAGTATCTTCATTATCTTCCATTAAAACTTGAGGAGTAAGAAGTTTTACGGAATAAGGATTGCAAAATAAAAATGAAACTACTTTTTCATCTTCATTCACAATTTCCTTAATATCTGCAACTACCTCTTCTCCTGATTTTAGCAGTGCTAATTTAATAGACATAATACTCCCATACCTGTTTTGATTATAGCATAAAAAAAAGGGAGGTGCAACTGGATTTTACCAGTTACCTCCCTGCAGCAACGATAGTTTAGCTCACTATTATTTATAGATAATCTTTTCTCTTATGTGATTCTGGAACGATTCTACCCAAAATTACTGTAAGTAATCCATCCTCAAAATTTACAGAAGTAACTTCTGTATCATCAGCAAGAGTCCAGGTTCTAGTAAAACTTCTTTGTGCTAAACCTTTATGTAAATAATTTGTGTCAGTTTCTTTATCTTCTTTTTGCCCTTCAATAAAAAGTTTTCCATCTTGCGTATAAACAAGCACTTCTTTTTTAGAAAATCCGGCAAGTGCGAGTTCTAACCGTGACTCTACACTACTGATTTGAACTAGATTATATGGTGGATAATTTGAAGTTGTTTCGTGAAGATTAAGTAAACGATCAAAATATTCGTCCATTCCAATACTATTACGAGTAATCCTATCCATGAGGGCAGGAAGATCGGCAGATGTGTACCTAGAAAGATTAGTCATTTTTGCTCCTTAAAAAGCGAGGTTTGATTGTGCGAACCCTTACGGCATTCACAATACTAATTATAACAGAAAGCATAAAAAAGGGAGTGTGGAACTCCCTACTTTATTATTCAGTTTCCTCTACCTTTTTCTTTTTAGATCCAATATTATATTTGGTTTCTAATATCCAATCTCCCTTGTCCTTATATGCAAGAACCTTAATCTGATTTAGAGGAGCAATATCCGTAATTTTTTCCGGACTTACCAAAGTTACTAGACCCCAATCAGCAATCAATTGAACAATACGATTTCTTCTCTGGACATCATTCAAAGTTAGATTTGCATGTTTTCCGTCAAGTGCAAACAATTCCTTAAAGTGAACTATGTAATATTTCCCTTGCTTATGAAGAATATGGCAGGATTGGTAGATTTTCTTTTCCTTTCTAGAGGCAACACCAATACGAGTTAAAGTTTCACGAACCTTTAAAAAATCATCTGGTTCATTTAGAATAACTTCAACCATCATATCGGGAGACCAACTCACAATCGGCTCATTTACTACAGACATAATCTTTTCCATATTTTTTTATTTAGGTCAAACATTTATTTCAATCCTCCAGTATCAAATTTTAATCTAATAAATGTTAATTGTTCTTTGGTAAGAATCTTCAAAGATTGTTCTGCTTTTTCATTACTATATCCATAGTATGATTTTACATAATCAATATCTTTATTGGTTTCTTTTTTGATCCAAGGAGAAAATCTTTTCTTGACTCTAAGGATATTTATATAAAAATCATATTGTAACTTTTTGTCAAGATGATGATTAAGATTTATCTCATTTGCAAACATTATTGTATCAATATGTCCAGATAGGCACTTGTTAATAATATAAGGTGGATAAGTTTTTTCGGCAGATACATCAGCATCAATTAAATTCTTTTTTGTCTGGTTGATTGAGTTCAACCAATCTTTAAGTTCAATCATCAATCAGACCCTCTTTTTTCAATCTATCATAATTATAGCAACCATCAAAACTAAATTGAATTTTTGGATCTTTATTATAATTAAAAAGCAAAAGTTCTTTACGTTGTTTTTGATCTCTCATATATTCTCCTACA